CCGGCCGCCTGGATGGCCAGGGCGAGTTCGAGCGTGGAGGAAGAGACGTCGCCGTCCATGGTCGGCACCGTGGCCGACCCCCCGGCGGGATCACAGACTGAAGGGCTTCAGTTCCTAGGTCGTTCCCCCACCCCTGGGGGTCGGGGGGTTTTGCCCCTACCAGATACCCGCCTCAAGGCGGGCGGGAAGCCCCGTTTAAAGCCCCTGGAAGCGTTTAAGCGCTCCGGGGCGCCCCACCGGGGCCGACCGGGGGGCCGAGGCCCTTCCCTGGGCTTCCCAGCGGCTCGGCCCTTGGGCCACCCGCCAGGGGTAGGGCCAGCGGCGCCGGCCGGCCCCTAGATGAGGTCCCCTAGATGAGGTCCTGGCCATTGAACGTCAGCCACTGGATCTTCAGCGGTTGGATCGTGCCGAGGCACAGCGCCGAGGCGGGCGCGCCCCGAGCGTCCTTCAGGCGGCCGTCGCCCCAGGTGAAGTGGAACTCGTTGCCGTTGTGGGCGTCCTGCGGCGCGCGGACCTCGACGGCGCCGACCCGATCCGCCAGCTCGCGCAGGCACAGGCTGAGCGCGGCCGGCGCAGCGGTCCAGGTTGCGGCTGGTGTCTCTGCTTGTGCCTGGATGTCCGCCTCCTGGGTGAAGAGCGACGCGCCGTAGGCCACCGCCAGCAGCAGGCCGATCGTGCCGCCCAGGGCGGCGACCAGGTTCCAGGGATAGCGCATCGGCGCCGAGCCTAGCCTGAGAAAGACTTCAGCTCCAAGCCGGCTTGAAGCGCTACCCGCCCAGGCCTAGATTGAAGGGGCTCGGGGAAGCGAGACCGGCAGCGGTGCCTTACCCAACCGAGCGGAAGGCCCGGCAGGCTGCCCCGCCGGGCCTCATTCTTTCCGGCTTTCCGGCCTTCAGTCCTCCCGCCGATAGAGCAGCGCGCCGGTGCGCATGCGCTCGACGTAGGCCGCGCGCGCCGCTTCGGTGCCCGGCTCGCGGATGGGAAAGACCGTGATGCCCGTCCAACCGTTCTTGCCGGTCTCGAAGACGGCGAGCGCCGCCGCGTCGTCGCCGCTGCCTGGCAGCGCCCAGCGCGCGATGTAGCGCCGTCGCGGGACGATGCGCGGCGGCGTGCCGGGGATCTCCTGCCAGACGAGGCGTATCTCGTCGGGCGCCTTGATGGTCTCGGCCAGCAGCGGCAGGAAGAGGCGGCGGCGGGCGCGCATGAATTTCGCCTCGCCGCCGGGCGTCGTGAACAGTCGCTCGCCGATCACCAGGCGCGCGCCGACCGCGTCCTCGAATATCGACGGCTTGCCGGGGGCGGCGCCGAAAGCCGAGAGAAAGTAGCTCTCGTAATCGGCCTGGGTGAGGTTCTCCGGCAACAGGCCGGCCCGGGCCGTCCTGATCGCCGGCAGCGGCGGGGCGGCGCGCGGCACGCCGCCGATCGACGGCGCCGTCGCCGGCGGCGCGCCGGTGGGACCTGGCGTCAGCGGGTCGAGATAGGCCTGGCCGACGTTGTAGCCGAAGCCCGGGTCGATCCCCTCCGGCACGTCGATGACCTCGCCGCTGCGCGGGTTGCGCCAACGCCTGGTCTTCGTCTCGGGACTGCCGACCTTCAGGCCGCGGCGCTTCAGCTCGCGCTCGCTCATCTGTGTCACCGCGCAGCGGCAGTTCCAGCCGTTCGGCGGGTAGTGCGTGTTCCACCAGTCGTCGTCGACCGGCAGCACCGTGCCGTGCCAGGCCGCGTGCTCCGGCCGCGTCTTGGCGTCCTGCACAGCGGAGTAGCGCAGGTAGGGCAGCAGCTTCTTCGTGCGCTGGATCTGCGACCAGGTGCCGGCGGCACGGGCGGTGCGCATGTTGGTCTCGTAGATGATGCGCAGCCGGCGGTGCGACCCGAGCTGCACGTCGCGCAGCGCGCCGGTCAGCGGGTCCTCCATCGTCGCGCGGCCCCACCAGCCCTTGGCGCGCAGCAGCGGCTCCAGCTCCGCCTGGAACTGCTGCAGCGTGCGGCCCTCGGCCAGCGCGCGCGTCACGCCCTCGTAGACGTCGGCCAGCAGATCCTCGCGCATCATCTTGGCGACGGTGAAGGCCTTGGCGTGCTCGCCCTGCCAGACGTCCTGCCAGGCGAAGGAGGGCTTGAAGCCCTTGCGCGAGAAGTAGTCGATCGCCTCGTCGGGCGGCAGCGGCTTCAGCTCGACGGCCATGGTCTAGGGCCTCTCGCTCGGATCGCCCTTCATGGTCGGGCTGCTTCGCAGGAGCGCGTCGACGGCCTGCACGGCATCGGGCGGAGGCGCCTCCCTCCGCTTGGGCCGGTTGGCGTCCGCCCACCTGCCGAAGGCGGCGCTGTCGCAGCGGGAGCACGGTCGCAGCTCGCCGTAGGAAGGCGACAGGACCTGCCTGGTGCCGCCGCAGCTATTGCACGCCCTCTCCCCTCGGCTCATGCGATCAGCTCTCCGCGATCGGCGCGTTCAGCTCGCCCGACAGGCGTGCCGCGAAGAGCGACTTCGCCAGGTGCTGCGCCAGGCTCTCCACGCCGAGCTTCGGCAGCAGCGTGCCGAGCGTCTCCTGCAGCTCTTCGAGACTGGCGGCCGTGGCCACCGCCTGGCGGATCGGCGCGAGCGTTTCCTCGAGCAGCGGCTCCCACTCGATGCCGTCGAGCAGCCCGTCGATCGCATCGGCCGGTGTCGGCGCCGGCGCCCGCGCCGGGACCCGCGCCGGGGCCGGCCTGCGCGCCTGCGTCGCCGCCTCCCGCTCTTCCTCTTCCTGTTCCTCGCCGGCCGGCGGTACCGCCGGCTTTGGGGCGCCCAGCAGCTCCTCGTCGTCCTGCGGGTCGGGGATCCCTAGCGTCTCGCGCGCCCACTGCTGCCCGACCTTCAGGCCGAGCGGCACCAGCGCCGCCACCGCCTTCGTCAGCTTCTCGGTGTCGACCGCCTCGGCGCGGCCGAGCACCGCGCGCGGATAGACTTCCTGCGGGCCGAAGTTGAAGGCGATGAACGGCCGGATGATGTCGCGGTTGATCGTCGCCGAGACCTGCTTGGCGTCGGCGCGCTCGATGTCTTTCTGCACCTGCCGGTGCTCCTGGCTGACCGCGTGGCCGCCGGAGATGGCGTCCGTCGTCGTCGTCTGGCCGAGCACCGCCTTCGAGACCTGGCGGTCGAGCCAGTCGCAGCGCTTCTCGTACAGCTCGACGTTGCCGGTGATCTTCGCCTCGACGAACTCGATGATCATGGACTGCGGCACGATGGCGGCGACGTCGCTGCCGATGTTGGCCACCGCGTGCAGCAGCTTCGCCTTGTCGTCCTCGGTCGCCTCCGGCCCGTACTTGCCCAGCCGCAGCGGCTGCCCGAACACCTCGCAAAACACCGCCCAATCCTTGAGCGTGAACGACTTGAACATGAAGCTCCACGCGGCCAGGCGCGCCAGGCCGCCGCGGATCGCCAGGCCCGATTTCGCCTTGTGCACGTGGTAGACGTACTTGCCGTTGCCGATGGGGATCGGCTCCCAGCCGCCGTCGACGCGCAGCCGCGGCGTGGCGCCGTCCGCCGGATCGAAGTCGAACCAACGCGGATCCCGGTGCTTGATCTCGCGCGGCCACCACCGGCCGCCGCCGGTGTCCCAGAGCACCTCGCAGACGGAGAAGCCCTTGCCCACGGCGTCGAGCACGTCGAACAGCTCGTCTTCGATGGTGTCACGCGCCAGCAGCTCGCGCACCGCCTCGGCCTGCTCTTGCGAGGCCTTGTCCTCGTCGGCGGCTTCCACGGTGAGGTCGAGCTGCGCGATCGAGCGCTTACGCGTGCCGATGACGCCGAGATAGTGGAGGTCGCGCTCCTCCATGTCCTCGGCCAGCTCCAGGTAGCGCGTCGGGTCGCCGTCCTCGGCCTCGCGCAGCAGCCGCGCCAGGCGCTGCGGCGTCAGCCCGACCGCCGGGTGCGCGCTGGTGTTCTGCCGCACGCCGGTGAGCGTCGGCCCGGCCTTCTCCTCCTGCAGGTCGCGCGCCCGCATCGGCTTGCCGTCCACGCCCAGGAAGTGCCGCTTCGCCTCGGCCATCGCCGCTCTCCTCAGTACCCGGCCATCCGGCGCGACGTGCGCCGCGGCCGATCGTCGTCATCGTCGCTGCTGTCGCCCAGCGCGCCGCGCGGCCGGCCGGCGGCCTCGTACTCGAACCGCTGGTAGGGCTTGTGTGCAGCGCCGGCCGCCAACGCGCCTGCCCAGAAGCGATCGGGATGCTCACCCTCCTCGACCAGGCGCACGCCGCCCCCTGGTACCGAGATCTTCTTCAGCGCCGTCAGGTCCGAGCGCACCAGCGGATCGTGACGGATGCGGATCAACCCGTCGTCGAAGCGCTGCCGGAAGATCGTCGCCTGGTCGAGCCGCGCCGGGCCGGTGAGCAGCATGCCTTCGGCGCGCAGGCCGTGCTTCTCCTGCACTTGCTCGACGACAGCCTCACCCATGCCGGTCTGGTCGAGACGCGCGCGCACCAGGCGGTAGTCCTTCACCATCTGGTCGAAGGCCGCATACTGTGCCTTGAAGGGCATGTTGCGCATCTCGATCTCCTGCCGCAGCCAGGCGACTTCGCGCACGATCTCGTAGACCCAGATCACCGACAGGTGCCTGCGTCGCGCGACGTCCCAGCCGGCGTAGCACCAGCCGCCGCCGTAGAGCTCTGGCCGCCCGGCCTCGGGATGTTCGCAGGCGACGACGGAGGCGAGGTCGAGCCAGGAGCCGTCGCCGGTCTTCGGGATGCAGTCCAGTTCCTCGGCGGCGTTGGCGCCGTAGGTCCTGCGGACCTTGTTGATCCAGCCTTCCTTGCCGAGCGCGCGCTCGCTCGGCCTCAGCAGCGCGACGCGCTCGTAGAGGCCGGCGGCGACTGCGTCGGCGAAGGTGATCTTCCACGTGACACCCTCGCGGGTGCCGGCCTTGATCTCGTCGAGCAGCTTGTTGAAGGCGTTGCTGACCCCATTGTGCGTCGAGTTGACGATCACGCGCCCGCCCCACATGAGGAAGGCGAGCACTGCTTTCAGCATTTCCTCCAGGTTGGAGATAAAGGCCGCCTCGTCGATGATCGCCAAGCCCTGGCGGCCGCGCATCGCGCGCGCCACTCCGGGCAGTGCCAGGATCTTGAAACCCGAGGCGAACTCGATCCGCCAAACCTGGATCGGTTTACCCTCGTCATCGTCGATGACGGTCTCATGCACGGCGCCGGCCGCGATCGAGAAGGCCCGAACAAACATGGCGCAGGCCTCTATGAACTCTCGCGTGATCTCCTTGTCGTAGCAGGTGTAGTTCACGTCCATGCCGCCAGCGGAAACGGCGACGCCGGCGGTGAGTACGGCGAGCGCCGCCCAGGCCCATGTCATGCCGACGCGGCGGCTTTTTTCGAGCACAAAGAGCGGCGAGGTCGAGCCGAGCAGGATCGCCTTCTGCTGGTAAGCCAGCATCAAGTCGCCGCGCGGCATATCCCGCAGGGCCTCCGGCAGCTCGGGGATCATCGTCGGCGCAGGGCCGAGGCCTTCGACCTGGTCGGCTGCGATCACCGTGCCAGCTCCTATGCCACGATGCCGAGCACGGCATGCCTGATCGCGGCGACGGTCTCGGCGCTGAAGCCCTTCTCCTTCGCCACTTCGGCCGCCGCGTCGGCCGCCTGCACCGCGAACTCCTTCCGGAGCTTCAGCGTGCGCGCGGCGTCGAGCGCCTGCGCCTTGCTCAACTTCTCCAGGGCGATGCCGATCGCCATGGCTTCCTTCGCGTCGAGCTTCACCGGCTCGCCGGCGTCGCCCGGGCCGAGCATCAGCTTCATAATCAGGCTGTGCAGCAGCTCGACGTTCAGCCGGCCGACGCGCTCCTCGCCGGCTTCGCTCAGCGGCGCGACCAGCACCTCGGCGAGCGCGCGGCTCTTTCGCAGATCCTCCACCACGCGATCGAAGCCCTGCATGTAGCGATGCGCGCCGGAGCGGCTGACGCGCTCCTTGCGGCCCATCCCGTCGAGCAGCGTGTTCACGAAGGAGACGAACTCGTCGACGCTGCGGTCCTCCTGCGCGAGGAACCGCTCCACCTTCTCGCGCAGGTTCTTCGGCAGCTTGGCGATCTTGGAGCGCTGCGCCATGTCGCCCTCTCAGACCGGCGACGGGCGCTTGACCCCCGGCACGATCGCGCGGCCGGTGGCGACGTCGAGCCCGCGCGGGGTGATCGACGCCACCACCACGGCGATCTCCGTCAGCACCTCTTGCTTGACCAGGCCCTGTTCGGCCAGCCAGGCGATGTCGGTCTTCACCTGGTCGCGCGACACGGCGTGGCCGAGCCGCTCCAGGTTCATCGCCAGCACGGTCGAGTTGAGCTTGTAGCCGGCCGCCTTCTCCAGCAGCCGCAGGGTCACCAGCCGCCGGTCTTCGGCGACGAAGTTGTCGTAGTCCACGGCCTAGCCCTTCCCCGCGCGCTGCGTCGGCACCGTGCGCAGCCACTGATCCATCAAGGTCACCTGCTGGCGGGTCACCTGCGCCAGCTCGCCCATGCCGTTCATCTTCTCGGTCATCGCCCGCACGTTGCCGTCGATCCGCTCCATGGCGACGTGCAGCTCGGCGATCTCCTTCCGGGTCGGCGCCGATGCCACCGAGTTCTCCAAGACGCGGGTCCGCTCGCGCAGCGCACCGACCTCGGCCTTCAGGCCCTCGACCTTCTCGTCTGCCGCCGCCGTCGCGCTGCGCAGCTCGTCGCGGTTGGCCCGGCTCTTGGTGGCGCTGTGCGTGTAGATCGCGTTCGCGAGCGCGAACAGAAGCCCCAGCACCGGCACCAGCCAACCGAGCGTCGGGATGACGTCCATGTCGCCTCAGCTTCCGTTGCACGCGCGCGCCTGGTCGCGCGCCACGGCGTAGTCCGCCAGCATGGTCTCGATCGCGCCGCCGATCGGCAGCAGCGTCAGCTCCTCCGCCGCGCGCGACTGGAACGCGCGCGAGTACTCCGCCACCGTGGGACAGGCGGCGAGCGGCGGAGCGTCAGAACGTCCCATCGAGCAGCTCGCCAGCAAGCTCGTCGCGAGAGCGAGGCCGATTGCGCTCCGCCTGCAGCATGCGGTCCTGAACCTCAAGCGTCTTCTCCATCTGCGAGGCCCGCTCCGCGAGGCGACCGGCCTTCTCGGCCGAGCGCTTCAGGTTGAGCAGGTAGAGCGCCACCACCAGGACGGTCGCGACGATGAGCAGGGCCTTGATGCCGAGCTTCGGCAGCAGGCCGGCGATCCAGGCGCCCATTCACCGCTTGCCCTTCCGGAAGTCGTCCCAGCGCGCGTAGACGACGATGGCCAGGCCGATGACGGCCAGGCCGAGCAGCAGGTACTTCAGCGTCGAGCCGTCCGGCAGCAGGCTCGACCAGCTATGCGCGCGGTCGGCCAGGTCGGCGATCTCCGGCGCCTCGACGATCTCGCTCGCGGCCACGCCGCCGGCGGCGACCTTCGCGCCGCCGATCGTGCGGCTCTCGCCGAGATCCTCGCGCACCGGCGGCGGCTCCACCGGGAAGGGCGTCGCGGTCGGCGGCCAGGGCTCGCCCCAGGTGCGCGCCGGGCCGGTGTCGACGTGCATGAAGGGCACCCGCGCGCGCGGATAGTGGCCGAAGCCGGTGAAGCCGGCCGCGCGCGCCGCCGCCTCGAAGGCGGCCGGATCGTGGTTCGACATGGAGATGTCGAAGGCGCGCCCGAAGAGGTGCTGGCTGTCCGGCTCGCCGCCGACCTTGCGGTTGTGCTTCGGCGAGCGGTAGCCGCTTGAGATCATCATCGGCTTACCGAGGAACCGCCGCAGCGCCTGCAGTTTGTCGAGCGCGTCGGGATCGACGAGCAGCTCGCCCGTGCCGCGGCAGGCGATCTCGGCCGGCGGGAAGTTCGGCCAGCGCCAGGCGCCCTCGGGAACCTGGCTGTAGTGCTTGAACAGCGTCGGCTTGGCGATAACCGGCTGCTGCGCCGCCGCGAGGACGGCGCCTTCGATCTCGGCGGCGACGCGCCCCTCGACCGCCGGCGCCGTAAGGCCGGCGTAGGTCGCCTTAGTCTTCGTCTTGGTGGCCATGCTCTCCGCTCGCCCGGTCCAGGTGGCAATGCCTGCGACCATGCGCGCCCGGCCGAAGCCGTCGCGAGACTGAAGGGCTTCAGACGCGGCACGTGAAACGGAGGAGCGGGAGCGGCCTAGAAGAGCCGATGCTGGCGCGGATCGACCTTCGGCCCGCCGAGGATGTTCCACACCTGGCGCGCCGTGCAACCGAGGTGCAAGGCGATGGCGTCGGCGCTCCAGCCCTCGCCGGCCGGCGGCGGGGCATGCAGGCGGCGCACCTCGGCGTGGTCGATGCGCCGGCCATGACCGAAGCCGCGGCCCGTGGGGATCGACAGGTGGCCCGCGCCGAAGGCCTCCACCAGCGCGCGCGCCGTCTTCACGTCGCCGACCAGGTCGACCAGCGCGCAGCGCGCGGTGACCTTCGCCGGCAGGAAGATGTCCGTCCCGCCGCGCTCCGCGACGAGCTTCAGCGCCACCGCCTCACCGACCACCTCGACGATCCGCGCCAGCGTCGGCGAGCTGCCGAGATCCAGCGTCCGCGGTGGGGCGAGCTTCGGCCGCGCTACCAACGGTGCCACCGCGATTGGCTGCGCTGCGAGCGACCGCAGGCGATCGACCGCAGGTGCCGTAGCCCGACCAGTTGGTCGAGCAGTTGGATCAGGCGCCGCGCCCAGGCCCTGCAGTGCTCTTGCCAGAGAGACGAGAGACCGTTCCAGCTCGGCAGCACGACCTGGTCGGCCTTCATGCCCTTGCCGATCGCAGCCGAGAAGGCGACGACGCCTCGGATGGTGGCCGCGCGCGAGCGCGCGTGGATCACCTTGGCGCTCCGCTCGACCAGCTCGTCGCCGGCGAGGCCGCGCCGGACGAGAGCGCGCACCACCCGCACGAAGGTCTCCGCGTAGGCGCAGCGGTGGTTCAGCAGCCCGAGCGGCGTGTCGTCCAGGCCCACGGCCTTGGCACGGGCGAAGCTGGCGTACGAGCTGCGCCAGAAGGCTGGAGTGCCCTCCAGCTCGCCGACCGCCTCCTCGGTGACAAGCATCACGCCCAGATCGGACAGCGCCAGCTTCACCGCGGCCTACTCCGCATCGGCCTTCCCCTTCGCCAGCTCGCCGCGCAGCCAGGTGCCGAGCTGCTCGATGGCCTGGTCGCCCTGCACCTCGCTGAGGAAGTGCGGTGCCTGGACGCCGTAGCGCTTGAAGAGCCAGGAGCCGAGGCCGGCGAGACGGTGCTGCAGCGCGCCGATCGCCAGGAGCTTGTTCCACTGCGCGCCGATCACCGCGGCCTTCCAGGCGACGGCCTCCGGGTTCCCCTCGGTGAGATTGGCGAGCATCCGCGCGTTCTGCACGATGGTGACCCGCTGCGCGTCGGGAACGACGACGCCGGCGCGCGCCAGCCAGGCCTTCAGGCCCTCGATCCCCTGATTGAGATGCTCGGGCGCCGCCCACTCCGGCGTCGCGATGCCGGTGGCGCGCGCGAAGAAGCCGGCGAGCGCCCCGTCGCGCGGCGAGCGCACCTCGTCGAGCGCCCAGAGGTCGAACCACAGCGCGCGCAGCTTCGCGATCTGCCTGGCACGCGCCGGCGGCGCTCTGCGCGCCCTGCGTTCCGGCGCCGTCCGGCCGGTGATCGCCGTCAGCACCTTGCCCAGCTCGGCCAGGCTCAGCTCCTTGGCCGACCGCTGGCCGGTCTCGCGCTCGACCAGGTCGCGATAGGTGGTGTCGTCCAGCCCACGCCGCCGCCGCTCCGCGTGGACGGCCTTCAGGAGCCGGCTGCGCGCGTCGTCGGTCATAGCCGGCCTCCAGCCCGCCGATTTCGAGGACGCCGCCTCCGGCGAGCATTGCGCGGCTCGTCGCTGCACGCTGCCTCGACCTCGGCCATGATCTCCGCCTCGATGCGCTCGCCCTCCTCGCCGAGGAAGTGCATGAGGCTGGTGCGGGTGATGCGGTCGAAGCCGTGCATGCGCCGCAGCTCCTCCAGCGTGTAGCCGCCGTCAGTCATGGCCCGGCCCCTCGTCTTCGCGCTGCCGCCGGTAGCAGTCGAACACCATCACCGGATCGGCGAGCGCGGCGGCGCCGGCGGCCTTGCGGTAGCTCATCCGGCCGCGATCGACGGCGCAGCCGTCCTCTAGATCGAAGCAACCCTGCGCCACGGCCGGGCTGATCGTCGCCGAGGCGATGTAGAGCGGACAGGTGTTGCGGGTGCGATGCGGGCAGCGCTCAGCCACGGCGCGGTCCTCCGAGCTGCAGCGTCGGACGGCTCAGACGCGGATCCTCGCCGGCGCCGCGTTCGACCCCGAGGTGGATGCCGACCGCACGCCCGGCTGTACTGCCCTGGGCGAAGGCGGGATGGTTGAGAGGCGTCTTCGTGCGAAAGGTGCGTCGCTCGGCGAGCTGGATCGCCAGGCGCTGCATCTCGGCGTCGATCAGCTGGCGCTTCCTGGCGAGCGCCGGCTTGCGCCGCTCGTACTCGAACAGCTCCAACAGGCGATCGACGAGCCGGCGCACGAAGCCGTGCAGGAACGCGGTGGCCGCTTGGCTCTTCGTCTTCCGCGTGCGCCGCCGCCGGTACTCGGCCGAGCGCAGGAACTCGCGCCGGGCCTCATAGGCATGGCCGCACAGCACCTCGTGGAGGTAGTCGGCGAGGATGACGTCCGGCTCGAAGCCGAAGAAGGTGAGGTCGAGCGAGCTATAGCCTTCCTCGGTCCAGGCGGCGACACCGCAGCAGACCGCGACAACCCCCCGCAGCAGCGGCCAAGGCGGGCGACGTTGGCTGGCCACCACGGCGACCGGCGCCTTCGAGAACGGAGGCAGCGTCACCAGCTCGTCGCTGAGGCCGTGCCTTTCCATGATCTCGCGCACCTTGGCCGCCGCGGCCATCGCCTCGGCTTCGGTGCAGCCGTGCGCCGTGGTCCGCTGCCGCAGCGCGCGCACCCGCGCCTTGACGTCGGCCAGGGTGTCCATCGTCGAGAAGCGCTCAGCCACGGCGCGCCTCCGCCGGGAACTGATCCCAGGTGCGGCCGTCGAGCACGCGGCCGGCGATGGACTTGCCGACCTTCATGTACAGCATTGCGCCCGTGCCCTGCTGATAGGCGCCACGCGCGCCTGGCCGGTGCAGCGACCCGTCGCGATGCGCGACGATCTCCTCGACCTTCGGCCGGCGCCTGCCTTCCGGCGATCCTGCGGGTGCCGGGTGGTAGAGCTGGCTATCCAGTGCGTCGGTGTCGATCGCGCAGACCGGCGCCCAGGTGCCCCATTGCTTGAAGAGGAAGGGCACGCCGGCAACCACGCACTGGTCGCGGAGGTAGCGGACGATCGACAGGTGCCGCAGCCGCGCCTCCGGCCCGCTCTCGTACCCGCCGATCACCCAGCCGAGCTGCTCCTCCCACGATGGGATGTCGTTCCACAGCGGGTTCGGGATGAACGGCCGGATGTCCAGCTCGCCCAGCAGCGGCTCGGCCGACAGGCCGTGCAGCGCCGCCGGCACCTGCAGCAGCTTCGGCACGTCGCGGTCGGCCTCGGCTTGGGTGCAGATCGTCGCCAGCAGCCAGACGTTCGGATAGCCCTTGCCCCAATGCGCCGGCAGCAGGTCGGCCGCATTGCCGATCCGCTTCGTGACCAGGATCCAGATCAGGTGTGGCGTCTGGCGGATCAGCGCCCAGAGCCGTTCGCGGATCCGCGTCGGCCACCGCTTGTCGAAGACGTCGGCGAGCGAGGCGCAGAACACCAGTGCCGGCCGGCCGGCCGCGGCGGCCTGGCGGTTCCACCGCAGCGGATCCCGCCAGTAGTCCTCGCTCATCTCCCTCAGCGGTGCGTGCGGCCCCCAATACGCGCCGAAGCGCTGGCCGATCACCTCCGCGTAGCAGTTGTCGCAGCCGGGGCCGACCTTCGCGCAGCCGATCACCGGATTGAAGCTGTGGTCGCACCACTCGATCTTGCTGTCCGCGCCCATGGTTCAGGGCTCCTGCCAGTAGTAGCGGGGCGCTTCGGCGGCGACGTCTTCCGCGGCGGGGCGCGCCTCTGCCCTGTCCGGCTCGCTGTGCGGCGGCGGCTCGGGGCGCGGATCCTGCGCCTCCGCCGGCGCCGCTCGCTCCGCCGCGCACTCGGCGCGCGTCGCCTTGACCGTGGCCTCCGCCTCGTCGAGCTGCTGGCGCAGCAGGATCCGCGCGCCCGGCTTGTGCGGGTGGCGCAGCAACTGGCGAACCGCAATGTTCAGGCTGTCGAACATCGTGAGCAGCGCATCGGTACGGCTCATCTCCCCCATGGCTTGATCTCCTCCGCGAGCGCTTGGTCGAGCACGGTCGAGAGCGCCGGCGCGCGGCGCTCTTGCGCACAATCCGGAGCCGTCAGAGCGCGATCGTGGCGCGGCGGCGCCAGCAGCCGCCACCGGCCGGCATCGTCGAGGTAGAGCCAGAGGTCGCGCAGCGGCGCGAAGGCATCGACGTGCGCCAGCACCGTGACGCCCCCCCAGATGAAGCGGACGCCCTCGGCCGCGCTCATGACGTGGCCTCCGCATCCGCGGGGACGGGTCGCCAGAGGTAGACCCGGCCGTTGCGCACGGAGGTCTCCAGCTTGAGGTGGACGAGCACCTCGTCGCCGATCGGCGCGCCGTTGCTGTCGACGGGCTGGGCGCGGAAAGCATAGGTTCCGGAGGGCGAGCCCCGCGTCTTCTTCGCCCAGGCCGACAGCGCCAGCGCCAGGTCTTCGGCCCGGATGATGGTGCCGTTCATGGCAGGGCCGCCTTCGCCGCCTCGATCGCGGCATCGGCGCCGGCGCGATAGGTCCGCGAGGCGGCAAGGATCGCGTCCCGGCCGTGCGAGCGCGAGCGGAGGAAGGCGCGCCAGGTGGCGTTGACGTTGGTGCGCAGCGGCTTGGGCACGCTGTACCAGCAGGTCGAGCAGAGCAGGTGGCCGGCGCGCACCTTGCCGCCGCAGGCGGGACAGCAGCGGCTAGGCATGGCCGACCGTCCTCGGCACCGCCTGCTGCCCCATCATGCGACGCCGCTCATCGACCAGGCCGCTGAGGCCGGTGATCACGTCGGCTATCAGGCTGTCCCGATCGATCTCCGATGCCGTCGCGGCGATCAGCTCGGCCAGGAGCGTCTTGACGTGATGGACCGCGTGCCGGGCGCAGGTCCGGCCTTCGCCGTGCCAGCGCACCACCACCTCGCCCAGCTCGCAGTGCAGGCAGGCGCTGTGCCGCTCGCTCATGGCGTCACCGCCTGCAGCTCCTGCTGCGCCGGCGTGACGATGAACTCCTCGACGTCGCGGACGATGGTGATGCCCTCGATCGCCTGGGCGCGCTCGGCATCTTCCAGCATGGCCTCGCGGTTCAGCTCGACCTTGCGGCGGAGGAACCTCTCCAGCGCGGCGGCTTCGAGGTTGTCGGCGCCGGTCTCGTCGAGTTCGTCGATCGCCTCCTCGATGCGTTCCTTCACCGCCTCCGCGTCCTCGACCTTCACCGAGGGTGGCTTGTTCCGCCACGCGATCTCGCCGCTGTTGCAGCGCCAGGTTTTCGTCTTGCCGTCCTCGGTCAGCACCGGGCGGTTCGCCGTCGCCCAGCCGCGCAGCCCTGCGAACCTCTGCTTGATCGCCAGCATCGGCAGCGCCGCCATCGCGGCGAACTCCGCCTTCACCTTCTCGATCGCGTCGTTCATGCCGGCTTCCAGGCGGTCGCACTGCCGCTGCAGCTCGCCCAGCTCGGCGATCCAGCGTTCGGCTTCGGCGGCGTCTTTCGGCTGCAGGACTGCAGCCGCCTTCAAACGGGCTTTCTTGGCCATGGGAGGGCTCCTCAATGGACTTTGGCGAGGGAGGCGGCCGTGCGGCCGGCCGGCATGGCTTGGAAGCCGTCGCCGGCCCGCAGGACGCAGGCGACGCCATCGGGCGTGGTCGCGAGCTGGTACCAGGCGCCATCGGCGCTGGCGGCCAGCTCGACGAGCAGGCCGAGGTCGAGGTAGCGGACCCTGATGTCGAACCCGATGCCGGCGAGCGCGGCGAGCAGCTCGGCGCGGGGCGCGCACGGCCCGATGGAGTGCTCGGCCGCGGCCGGCGGCGGCGACGCGATCGGCAGCGCGGCCACCGCGGCGGCGCCGAGCACCGTGCGCCACCAGCGGAGCTGCTGGCGGATGGGCCGCGCCAGGCGGCGGAGGAGCGCCTTCATCGCTTGCCCTCCATCCCCAGCACGGCGCGGGCGAGCGTGCGGAGCTGCATGCCGATCGGCAGCCGCAGGGCGCGCCCCTCCAGCACGGAGAGGGCGATCCAGCGCGCATCGTCTTCGGAGCTGACGCTGGCGATCTCGTAGTCGCCGGCACGGTCAGCCTTCACCTTCTGAGCCTCGACGAAGATCAGCGTGCCGCTCTCCAGCCGCACGCCGAGCAACATGCCGAGAGCGGTCACCTGGTAGGTCTGGACGGTGCCCCCGATGAACGTCTTGCCGTGACTGAAGCGGACGGTGTCGCCGATCCGCACGTCGCCCGGCTGGCGGAGGAGCTCCGCCTTGGCGTCGGCCGCGGCGCTCATGCCGCGTCTCCCAGCAGGCTCCACGCGGCCTGCAGCAGGTCCACCGTCACCGGGGCGTTGGTCGCCTTCGCGCGAGCGGCGGCCAGGCGCACCACCTTCGTGGCCTGCCGCAGCGCACCTGGCTTGAGGGCAACCTGCTCGACGTAGCCACGGGCTTCCTTGTCGGCGATGCCCCAGGCGCTGCAGAGCGCCTCGACATCGCCGCGCATCACCTTCCGCAGGTGGACCTTCATGCCGATCCGGCTGAAGAGCTGCGCGAGCTGCGGCGCGCGCGTGCCGCCGGTCAGCCGGCCGTGCAGGTGCTCGCTGCCCATCAGCGCCAGGCCCATGCCGTTGGCGTCGTGGATAGACCTGATCTCTTCGAGCGACTGCAGCGACAGGTGCTGCGCCTCGTCGACGATCAGGAGGCCGCCGCTGCCGTTGATGCGCCGCCGGATGGCGCGCGAGAGGCCGCGCGCCCCGCCGCCGACGTCGCGCAGCCCGAGCGCCTCGGCCACCTCCTCCAGCGCCGGCACGACGCCGGCGGCGTGCGGGGCCATCGTGGACAGCCAGACGTTCGGGTTCCGCTCCTGATAGCGGCGCGCCGATGTTGTCTTGCTGCTGCCCGGAACGCCGATGATCTCGACCATGTCGCCGGCGAACTGGGCGTGCGCCAGGCAGTCCATGATCCGCTTCGAGCTGGGCGTGATGAAGTAGCCGGGGCCTGTCGGCCGCGTGCCGGCGAACTCTTCCCGCTCGACCTTCGCGTCGAGCCACTTCTGCAGCTTCGCCTCGACGTTGCGGCTGTTGCCGGCGTACTTGTCGTCGAGCCACTGCGACAGCGCGGTAGGGCTGTTCGCGCTCTCGCGCGCTATCTGCGCCTGCGAATAGCCTTCGGTGCTGATCAGGCGGCGCACCTCATGTCGCAGCTCGTCGGGGCTCAGCCCCTCCGCCGCAACTTCCGGCTTGTCCTGTGCTGTGCTAGCGTTCACGTCTTCGCTCCATCGTTGGCGGGCTGTCGCTCCGCGGTGGGGTTCAGACGGGCCGGTCTCGACCACCGGCCCGTCGTCTTTCACGGGCCTTGCATCAGTCGGAGGCGCTCCTTCTCACGCTCCGGCGCCAAGGCCTCCATGAACTCGTCGTAGGTGCGGTGGCGCTCTTCCTCCGAGAGCGCTGCGGCAGCGGCGGCGCTGCTCGCCGGCGACTGCCGCGTCGGCACCAGGCGCACCACCTGGCCGCCGGGCTGCGGCAGCTCGGGCACCGGCGCCGAGCGCGCGGCGACGCGCAGGTCGCCTTCCCGCTTCTCCAGAGCGATGACCTCGCGCGCCTTGCGGAGGCGCTGCTTCTTCAGGCGGGCGACCTCGCGCGCGGCCTGGCTGTCGTTGAAGCCGATGGCGTGCATTGCCGGCGCGAAGCCGAGGTAGGCGCCGTCGCGGCTGTAGACGTGCAGCCCCTCGTGTAGGCGCTGCGGGTCGAAGCGCACCGTCACTCGGCCGCGCTGTCCGCGCGCCGCGATAGCCACCGTCTCGTCGAAGTAGCTGTTGCCGAAGAAGGAGATCGAGCCGTCCGTCTGGCTCGCCGTGACGTGCTCGGCCGCCAGCAGCCAGAGGTTCCGCTGCCGCTCGGTGACTTTCCGGATGACGCTCGTCTCGTAGCTCGCGGTGAAGGCGTCCCACAGCGAGCGCCCGCCCAGCGGGCGTCGGCCCTGGCGCAGGTTGTGCGCCCTGATCTCTTCCTCGAGTACGGCGAGGAAGGTCTCCAGCGGGACGGCCTTGCTGCCGTAGTTCTCCGGCTTCGCCGTGGGCTTGTTGCCGGTGTAGGCGCCGGCGAACGCAGGGTGCGTGCTGATGCGGCGCTCGAAGTCGCCGAACATGCGCTCGATCGGCTTCGACTGGCCGCTGTAGACGTTGGTGAAGCGGACGTCGATGCCGAGCTGGACGAAGAGGCCGAGCGGCTCCTCCGCTTTGCGCTTGAAGCGATGGCGGAAGGCCATGCCGCCCGTCAGCCACTTCGCGGCGAACTCGCGACCGTTGTCGATGTAGAGCGCGTCGGGGATGCCGTACTGCTCGAACACGTCGCCGAAGGCGAGGCGCACCACGTCGGCGTTCGGCGTCTTGTCGAGGCGCCAGCCGAGGCAAGCGCCGGAGTGGAGATCCTGGACGGCCAGCATCGACGGCCGTCCGACCGTGCCGTCCGGCCACTTCACGAAGACGTCCCAGGTGTGCGCGTCGGCGTTCAGCGCCTGCAGGGCGTGGAAGACGCTGCGGTCGCGGCGCTGCGCCGGGAAGGCGCGCTTGTAGGCCTCGGTGCCCTTGCGCGCCAGCGTGATCGCGCCGTGGCCGAGCCGCTTCCTGACATGCCGCATCAGTGTCGAGAGCGCGGGCACCGCCCAGCCCTCGGCCTCGGCCTTCCGGCAGACACGGTCGTAGGCGGCGATGGCTGGCACGGGTTCGAGGCGCAGCCAGTCGGCCAGGAACGCGCGGTAGAAGCGCTCGTCGATCGAGGCCTCGGCGACGCGGCCCTTGTGCTGCGGCAACAGTGCCGCCAGCCAGTCGTGCGACTGCAGGCCCTTGGTGAGCCGCTGCCAGTTCCGCAGGCTCGACGCGGCCACCTGCAGCTCGCCGGCAACCAGGTCGTAGGCCGCCATGCGCGCGACGCCGCCGCCGACCAGGCGCTCGACCTGCTGCAGCGCTGCGAGGCGCCGGGCCGCCTCGGCCTTCGCCGGCTCCTTGGCGCGCTCGTAGCTCTCCCAGAGCGCCGCGCGCTTCGGTTCGTCGGCCGCCGGCGCCGCCGCCGGCGCCGGGAAGGTCTGCTGGTGCCGCGCCAGGTACTTCGCCAGGGCCGGCGCCGGCAGTGCCTCGATCGCGTACTCGCGCCCGCCGCCCGAGGCCTGCCGCTCGCGGTGCTGCCAGCCCTCTCGCTCGGCGCGGCGGGCGATTGCGCTGCGGTGTGTCGGCAGTCCGGGGAGCCGCTCCTCTGCTATCTCAGCGGCGGACAGCCAATCCCTCATCGCTGCCGCCGCCCACCGAGATGGCGAAGGTTGGTCGGCGCCTCCTTCAGCAGGTGCTTCCGCCGGCGCTTCAGCGCGTCCATCTGGCGCTCGATCGAGCCCAGCTCGGCGACGAGGACTTCGTCGCCTTCCAGCAGGCGGCAGCCGCACTTGCCGGCGACCAGGCCGAGCAGCTCCACGGCGCCGGTGACCATCACCAGTGCGACGAAGCGTGTGACGCTGATGGCGTGGGTCTCGCGGCTCTCTGCCGTGTAGGCGTCGAGCATGTGCTTCGACACGTCGTCGCCGAGCAGCTCGCTCATCCCAGCCGCGACCTGGTAGCGCGAGAGCGGTGAGGCTTTCAGCGCCCGGGACAGCGCCTGGCGCAACTCGCTGTCGAAATCGAGCGCGCCGGGCAGCGGCTCGGGTCGCACCGGCACCTCGAAGTCTGCCTCCGGCGGCGGCAGCAAGCTCAGTTGGCGCGGCGAGCGGGCGGAGGCCATGTCTATTCGCCCGGCCCCCTTTGACGATGACGCCCGACCGCGCCGCGCCTATAGTGCCGCTCGATGAGCTGAGTTGAGGCGCCGGACGGCCCGTAGCGGTCCGGCCAGATCTCGGCGGCCGGCACACCGATGAAGTCAGCAATGACGTCTTCGATGGCCGGCCAGGGAGCACGGAGCGCCCGGCGGACCGCTCCTCGTGCGTAGCCTCGTTGGCGGGAAAGTTCCGCCAGCGACAGGCCGCGCTCCCGGATTGCCGCCTTGATCAGCTCGGGACCCCAGGGTTGGCCCGGCGGTACTACGCCGGGTTGAATTTGGGGGCTGGTGGAGAGGTCCATTGGGCCGGCTTATCCGCGACCCGCTTCGGCGGGTCTCTTTGGGGGTGAGGAGTGGCACATGTGCCATGACGCTAGACGACTAAAGGCTTCGTCGCAAGAGCCTAAAGACTGCGCAGGCTGTTTGATGACAGCGTTTTGGCTTTATCCGTCTATTGCGGGCAGAAGCCTTTGTTGCGAAAAGGCTTCTCGCAGGGTGCGCGTCAACTCATGACGGCGCACCCTCACGCTCACCCTGCGGACCCCAGCCTCAGCGCGGACGGCTTCGCTACCCGGCTCCGGGAAGCCCTCGGAGACCGCTCCACGAAGTGGTTGGGAGTGCAGATCGGCGTTGCTCCATCGACCGTGGGAAAATGGCTTCGCGGTCGTTCGGAGCCCGTACTTAGTAATCTGGTCGCGACGGCCCGCGTACTAAAGTGCGACCTCGCGTGGCTCGCCACCGGGCAGGGCAGCCGGGAAGAGATGCCACCGCCTACAGTTGACGAGGTGATCTCTCGCTACCACGCCGAGCGGGCAGCTTCTCCGGAATCCCTTGTGGAGACAGGGCTTGGCGACACTGACCCGCAGCTCCTGGCGGCGGTCGTGGAGATCCTGGCACTTCTTCACGCCCGCACCGGGCTCCAGGTTCCTCTTGGAGAAAGTGTTCGCGACGCGGTGGCTATCCACAATCGGATCGTCGCCCAGGTTCCCGACCCGGCCGAGCGCCGCGGAGCTATGCGGTTGGTGCTCGCGGAGTACCAGGCAAAGGTGGCTGAGGAGGCCCTTAAACGCGGCGGGAAGCCCCCTTCACAGGGCGGGGGCAGTGCTAAATCCTAGTGGTTGGGCGGGGGCGCCCCGGCGCCGAGTGCTAAGAGTGCCGATCACCCCTTCGCGCGCGCCGCCCCCCCATAAGGGTCTGAAATGCCGTGTCCAATCCCACTTTATCCAGCCCTGTCCCACCCAGTCCCGGATTGTTAAGACCTAGTGATCCCTCACATTCCCCTTTCTCTCGCCGCGATCACGCGAACAGCCCGTGCAGGAACCACTTCGGCGCCCCGCTCTCGACGCGGCGGTAGAGCCAGAAGCGGCGGCCGTCCTGGTCCTCGACGCGCCAGTAGTCGCGGCCGGTCTCGCTCTCCTCCTCCGGCCGCCACCAGCCGGGCTCCAGGCGCTCCGGCCCCTCGGCGCGGGCGAGCTGGAAGGAGCGCCGGCGCCAGGCGAAGCGCGCCGGCGGCCGGTCGGGCAGCAGCGCCACCACCTCCACCGGCTCGGGCCGGCGCAGCAGGTGCAGCGGCCGCGGGCGCAGGTCCGTCAGGACTTCGGCCGCCGGGGGAAAAGCCGCCGGGGGAAAAGCCGCCGGGGAGAAGGCTGCGCGCAGCCCGCTCGCGCGTTCGGGCCAGAGGCTGGGCAAGGCTACCGGGCGCGTCACGCTCCCCTGCCCCAGCTTCTCCTCCAGGCGGTCGACCAGCGGGGCCAGCGAGGCCTCGG